TTAATTAACAACATCTAAATCACTTTCACAATCCGCATAAAACGAACCGTCCGCATTATGCCAATGCACTGCCGGTAATTCGTCACCATTATCTTCAATCACTAGCAACTTGCCAAATGGGCTTGTATATACAACTTTTCCTTTATTGCCATTGCGCAATGTAACTTCTGTGCTTTGGCTTTCGTGGATACGTTGTTTTAATGCGTAACCTTCTAACTCCCATAATTTTGCAAATGCGTTTTCATAGGCTATATTTCTGCCTATTTGTACATCGTAGTTATCTTTACTAACACAAGCACTTGTGCCTACTAGTTGAAAGCCATTCTTTAACGTAATGGTGCAGATGGTGAGTAAGCCTTGATGAACGTATTCAGCATTATCCACTAAACTGTTTAAATATTCGATTGTTAATTTGTTCATTTTCCTTATCCTTTTTTAAAAATCGCTGCCAATTGATTTGGGCTGAATCGCCAACCTTGAGTTTTACCGGTGATTGCATTGAAACACCACTCGCTACAAAAATATTTTGAGCGTTTTTGCTTAATGCCTAACAAAATACCAATAGCACCCCACCAGTCGTATTTACTCCATTTTGTGGAATTGAAGTAAAACTTAACTTCTGCTTTGCTTACACCCTCTAACAAGACTAAATCCCACTTATCTCTTTCGGTGAGATCAATCTCTTTACAACGCACCCCGCCATCACGAATAGATGACGAATAACAGTCATAATGGAGCTCATGCTCATAGTGATGACCTGATGTGTACTCAATACGCTCAACAGCAATCTCGCAGTGAGAGTAAGGCCCTTTTGTTAGTTTTCGGGTAATCCAGTCTGAAAAGCGTGCCAAAAGTGCGGCGGGTTTAAGACCTGTTTTTTTGCCTTTATAAAGCGCCAAATAAACATTAGCCATTATTATAAGCCTCCATTAAGTGATCCATTTGTTTAATGATGTCATCATAGATTGATTGTAGTTGCTCTAGTGTTAGATTAGGTGCTTTGAGCTCATATTTACGCATGCGCTGATTAGCCAGCTCAACTTGTAGCTTTTCTAGCCCTGCTGCTTGCACCAAAATCAAATCTGTTGCGGCTTTGTTATTTAACCCAACACGTTTTGCGAAGTCTGTGATATAACGGCTACACTCGCCTTGATAATTTGCAGATTTGTAGGCTTCTGCCGTCTGTTGACGCTCGCGATACTCGCTCTCAAAGCGTGTCCATTGACTGTAAATTGTCGCCGCATGGCTGTCGACTTGCTCAATTAAAGCATCACGTTTTACTGTTAAAAGTGCGGTCTGTTTTTCAGTTGAAATCTCCCACTGTAAAGTATCAAAATTTAACTCGTGAGCTTCACTTGGTTGTGGTTCAATTAAAACTGGCCAGCCTTGCTTGTTGGCAATGATTTGCTTTCCAGAGGCTTGTCCATCCAATAAAGTACGATGGGTTTCTTCATTAATTGCTATTGCATCTTTTGGGACGTAACCGCCGAAATCATCATTAAAAAAACCATCTTTATAGTAAAACGCCATTATTTCCATCTCCCTATTGCTAAGAATTGCATTGTTGGGTTGTGATTTTTGTCTCCCCAAATTTCACCTGTACGGTAAGCACATATTGCTGGTGTACAATCTGATATTACAATCCCAGCTAGAGCCCCAATATCTACTTGAGCTCCATTTGCATTATCTGTTGCATTAGCAGTTACCCACACCATAGGTTTTTCAACAAATGCCACGGCCCAATTAAACTTTTTCATTTGGTTAGTCGTTAACTGATTTTCCTTTACATTTACAGCAAAAATTTGAATCATCGTGCCGTCCGGATAACGACGTATCTCAAAGTTGCCAATTTTTTGATATTGAAAATCACTAAACTGCACGGCAGTGTTTAAAGATTTACCACTTGACGATTTCACATCACCCGCCGAAACAAAATCACCACTGTGTTGAAATAGCCAGTTTTTAACCGCGCCATTATCTTCAATCAGATTAATGGTAATACCCGTGCCAAAACCGTCGCCATTACCTTGTTTTGTTGTATAACCAAACGATACCGCCGTGCCATATTGTCCTTGCTTTCGGAATCGTCCTTTCGCAATCGGATAATAAGTGTCTTTTTGATTAGCGTTCGTTTCCTCAACCATAAACGGTGCGCCGCTAGTGTATTGCTGAGCGTAGGAACCGAAACCGAATTGAGAAGAAACAATGCCAGATGTACGTAAAATGCCCGTTATCGTATCGCCAAGTTTGCTTACCCAATGATTTGCTGCATAAAGTACTTCATTCGTCGCTTTATTTGCGATAACAAGATTGCCATCGGTTTGAAATACAAAGTTATAATTGCCAATTACAAGGGACTTACTGCCGGTGTTGTTTTGCGGCAACGCGGCATTTGCCAAATCATAAGCAGTCTTCACCGCCGACGACGTTGCTACGGTGTCATTACTGTTACTATTGACTGCGCTGGATTTTTTGCTGTTCGGGATGTAATTCGTTAAGCTGCGCGTAATCGAATCAATAAAACCTTTCAGAATTTTAATGACCTTCGGGGTCGCCGCCATTTCTTCTGATTCCGAATCATAACCGGAATAAAGTTGTACCTCGCCTTTTTGCGTTGTAGAGGCTTTTTTTCGGTTATCATCAATAATCTTAACAATGGCCTCATAAAGCTGAGTTTGCTTATTTTCTACAGGTCTAAAACCTGCTTTTAGCAACACATAATGTGCTTCGGCTTGCACGTCTCGCACACGGTCTTGCACGTCGTTAAGCCATGTGTCTGTCACGCGTGTGCCTTGTTCCCCTGTGGCGGGGTCGCCGTTATGAAAGCGCTTGTCGGCGGAATTAATTTCAGGTAGTAACGTTTTCATTTTTGTCTCTCTATTGATACGCAAAATAGCAGTAGGTGTGTGCTGGCTTTAAGTCTCTAAAGAACTCCTCAATAATCGGGTCCCCAAACTCAACTAAGTGATCACCGGCAAATGAACTACCTGCGCGGAAATACACAATATTGTCGTCACCGTTTAACACCGTCACGCGCCACATATAAATCAAGCTCTCGCGTGGCTCATTGCGAAATTGCGCCAAGTCCCCGGGATTAGGCAGGTCGTTTTGTAAGGGCGAAAACTCTTTGATTTGGATCTGATAACCGATACTTTCGGCAATGCGTGTGAAGTATGGAATGGACAACCCGCCAACAGCATTTAACTGCACAATGACGCGTTTAACGCGTTCTTGATAAGACTTACTTAAATCCGTTTTAATCCCACAAATGCGTTCCCAATCGGCTAACATTTGGTTTGATGTGGCTGGTTCAATAACGCTTAAAATTTCCACCGCACTTTGTTGTAAACGGTCAAACGCATTGCCGTCCACTTCGCATTGTGCGATAAAATGTTCACCATTAATGTTGTAGCTCACAGGCGGGTAAAGCTGTTTCAGCGCGTTTGCGTGTTGCATTAGTTCATCTCCGTCACATTCACATCACCAAGGCGAAACCATTCAATTTTATTGACAATATCTGCTTTTCGGTTAGCCGTTGGTGCGGTAAAACGGCGGTCAACCACACAGATTAAGTTATTCACGACAGCTTCACATTGCGACACAATCAAGTCATCACCGGGGATTAAACCGTTAAAGTAATCCCGCAATGCGTTGTTAATTGCGGTTTTAATTTCATTTAATGCCACACCGCTAATTTTAACCTGGATGTTAAAATTGACTTTTGTCACATCAGGTTTAACGACTTTGCTTTCTTTTGCGGTTACCGGGCGCTCTTGGTCGATATATTCTTGTGCGCGGCGTACAGTGTCATCACTTGGCACGCCATTATCGGCCGTAATCGCAATATCTACTGTGCCAAGCCCACGGCGTAGCGGGTAAACATACGCTTGTTCAACGCCATCCACCTCTAGCGCCCAGTCTTTGTAATCGTATCGGTTGCCACCTGCCGCAGGTCGGCGGATTTTATTGAGTAAACGTTCCAATAATGAGCTATCACTTTCAGCGTTGGTTGCACCCACCACGTCATTTAATACAACGTCGGAATTCACGCCAACTGGCGCAGCCATAAACGATCCTTTTGTAGCGGTTTTGATATTTTGTACTGCACCGGTGGCAAGGGAGCGCACCGCAACAACCGTAGAGCCACCGGCGGAAATCACCGCACTTTCGGTCGTCTCATAAAAACGCCCGTCTTCGGTTTTGATTTGTAACCCTACGGCAATCACGGCATCAGGATTGCCGCTAACAGTAGCGCCTTTGCCTGCTGCATAAGTGGCGTTACGACGACGTAAACCACGTAATCCTGCGTGTTTCTCCAAAAATGCAGTGTCGGCGGTGTCCGGAAAAAACTGTTTAATTAGCCATTTTTGGTGTGCATAAATCCCTTCCGCGCACGCTGCTAAACTACTGGCACGGGCGTAAGCGTCACTGTCTTCGGATATGTCGGCGTTTGGGTAATACGTTTGATAATCGCGCAAGATACTGGCGCGGATTTCTTCAAGGGTTGGCACAATAAACACGATTTAAACACCTTTTAAATGACGTTTACGGGGTGTTTAAAAGTGTATTGTTCGCCCCGGCTGTCGGTCACAGATATTGAAAGAAGCACTTTGCCGTTGTGCGGTTGTTCATACGTTACAATGATTTCACTTGCGCGACCGTCATCAATTAACGGCTGTAACGCCTCTTCGGCATATTGTTGCGCCAACATGCCAACACGGCTTAAGTCTTTTTCCCGTTGAATTAAATGGAGCAGAGAACCTACACGCCCATTTGCCCACCATGAGCCTAGCGGCGTAGTCAATCTGATATACACGGCATTTTGCAGTGTACTGATATGTGAAGTTGTGTAGTCCCCGGTAAGCGGGCTGATTTCTCTGTCCATATTGGCAGAGTACAAGAAAAGGATAAGAAAAAGGCGGTGAGAGAGTTCTACACCGCCTTTCTTTCTGAATTATTGAGGTTGTCCTGTCATGCCACCGCTATCACCGCGGTGGATGTGGCCAACAAGGGATTTACCGTTAGCAGTCACGTCGCCATCAGTAGTAAAGCTACCCTTTGTTTGCGTTACGTTGCCAGTAAACGACGCACCGGAGCCGCCTTGAATTGCCATGCCACCGTTACCGTTGATTTGCCCTTGGGCAGTAAATACACGGTCTGTCTCAACAACCGGGCTACTGATCTCAACTTTGGTCGTTGCGGTTATTTTTAATATATCACAATCAATTTCGATTAATCGACCTTGTTTTAAAATAATCGTGCTTCCGCTTTCGTCATAAACGGCAGTTTCGCCTGATTTTAGGTTTTTAACGCGAAAAGATCCATTTTCGGTGGCAATCACAATAGAATGGGTCGTTTCGCCCCCCATGGGCAATACCACCACTTGAGTTCCGGCAGGTGGCACGGACGTTAAGCCGAATTGTTGCATCAACTCCACGTCTTGTAAGGTTTCGTCCGCTAATCCGGATACCTGCACTTTTTGGATATTGTCTGCACTGTTGACTAAATTTAACTTTCCTCGGAAGGCTTGGCGTACTGCTCCCAAGGCGGTTTCCGTGTGTTGTTTTATTACTTGTCCTAGTCGTCGCATATTAATCCCCATCCAATACAATCAAATCGCCTTTATTTTTCTTGCCTTTTTTGCCTTTGCGCTTACGCGCCTCTTTCGATTTGTTCACATAAGCGTCAGGCGTCCACACACCGTCTTGTTTTAAGCGTAGTTCCGTTATTGTGCCGCCCGTGCGACTTAATGAAAAACGGCGACCCATCAAAAAGAAAATAGCGTCGATGTCATATTCCTCGCAGATGACATGCACCCGTTGCCCCGGCGTCCACAACACACCGTCCTGTGTTTTATGGTCAGGCACGGTAATCGTCAGGGTGAAGCTGTTTAAAATGCTGTCCGTAATGTACTTTTTCGCCCATTTTTTCAGCGCTTCCAAGTTTTCCACATCGGACACAATCACCGTTTTCGGCTTATAAGTCTCAATGGCGTCATCTTTAAATACCCATTTCAGATCATTCTTGTTGTCGTCACCGCTGCGCCCGTGCCGTTGCGCTAGAAACGTAATTTCCGAAAAACTTTGTGACACATCGGTGGTCAGGCTTGCCTGCGTGAAATTGTTGCGCTTGCCGTCTTTCATGCAACACAATGTCGCCACTGGAGGCGTAGAGTAATCCGCACCGCCGACAATCAGCGTGCCGGCAGGGTCAAACCATGCATGCAACCCCGCCGAATTAGCACAATGGATCAGTGCATTCCAAGCTGTTTCGCCAATGTCAATGTCAACCTTATCTAACGTCGGGTTAGATTCCGCCCGAAGTTCCACTTTTTTAATGCCTAGTGGCTCCACAATTTTTTTAATCGCATCTAACACCGTCAAGCCTTTAACGTTGGTAATCGGTGCGGAGCAATCCACTAAAATAGACGCTTTATCGCGCCCATTTAAGCTAAAAGTGCGGTCAGTTTTTGAAATGGAATGTTGTGTTGTGTCAACAATGCCCGTCAGTACCAATTCACCGTTAATCAGCACTTTTGCGGTTTTGCCTGAATAATCCGCCAGCACAGTATTGTCTGATGGCACACCAACGCTGAAATTAAAGGCGTCCGCAGGAATCAAAAAATCGCTGTCAATATCGTAACTTTTCCAATTTTTGTGCTGTTTGCCGTCAATCTCAACGACAATCTCATTGTTAAACGGGTAGCCGTTATTTTGCGTAGCCATTAAGCACCTCGCCGCGTGAAATAAAGTTTGGGTAACGAATGTGCGGATTCAGGCGCAACAACTCGCTTGCGCGTGTGTAGTCGCCATAAAATGCGTGTGCAACTTGCTGAATCGTACTGTCAAACTCCACCGTCCGAATGATTAAAGGCGGTTTACGGTTAATTGCCGCCAAGGCTAACTGCGTCAATTTGTGGCTTTGTTGACGCAGTTTTTCCGCTGTGTTGTATGCTTGTGTATAAAGCCCCGTATTTGGCGTTTGTAGATGTCTTGCACCCGCTTGTTTTTTCGCACTTAATGACATCAAACCAAAATCATCTTTAACGTAATGTAATGTCATCGCGTTTTGCTCCGCTTGCACTAACGCACGCACGGTATTCAATGCGGCCAAAGCTTGTAAGCGCGATTCCGTCACAATGTAGTCAATCTCAGACGGAATCAACGAATCGTCCTCAATAAACTGCGTAGCGATTTTTAACACATTCGCCGTCGCCAACAACTGCACGGCACAGAAAATTTCTTTGGTATCTTGCGCAGTCAAAGATGAGGTTAATGATTTCAACTTGTTAGACTTGCTGTTTTTGCCATTGCTTAAATTCGGCGCAATTTCTAATAGGCTTTTCACGGTGCGAGTGACCTCATCAAATTTTGCTCGCACGGTTAGGTCATCACGGTTAGCAATGGCCGTTAAGCCATCGCGAATCATGCTCGCTATCTCACGCACGGCATTACCACCTTGTTGTTTAAATACCTCTTTAGAGGTCGGTGTATTTACTGAGATAGCATACTTTTTTTTGTCCATGTCAAACATATCGCGCACTTGCTCAAAACAGCCGTAAAGCGCACCAAATGAGCCTAATAAACGTGATTTGACATTAGCGGCGAAAGAAATCCCTTCCATAAAGGTGCCATATAGTTCTAATACGTCATCTACCAAGTCTTCAAGTTTAGTTAGTAACTCATCAATCAAACCAAGCACAGAAAAATTAAACAAGAAGATCGGTTTTGCCGGCGTAGCCTCTTGAAAGCTAAGACTGACTGTGACATAGTCCACAAAATCCGCTTCATGGTGAAAATAAGCAGAGGTGCAAAGCATATTTTGCAACCGCCCGCGAATCGGATGTACCAACACCGCCGCACCTTGTTTTTCCAAGGCCGATAAAAATCGCTTAAAATCGGTGTAATACCCCTCACCATAAAACACGGCTTGCAGTTGGATGGTGAGCGGATTTAAACCTAAATCTTCAATGTCGCCCCCGTTCACGAACGGATAAGCGTGCGTAATGGTAGCGCGCTCTAAGTTGTCATCCACACTTAACACATCAAACCGCACACCGCGATAAGATGCCTGCTGAATCGGCATTGTCCAGCCTTTCATAGTTACCCCCGTTTAAGTTCGCGATATTGGTTTTCAGATGTACTTTCGGCAATCGTCCGACCGTCTAAGTCCACGCGAATTTGATTTTGAATGGTGAAATTTTGACTTTCTACCGCTTGTTTCATACCCTCGCTAATAGTATTGCCCAACTGCTGAAATTCAGCTTTATAGTCAGGCACTTGCACACGGCGGTTATATTCATCTTGCGTTAATGTGCCGCGCTTTAAGCGCTCATCGGCAATCTCTTTGCGTTTTGCCGCGTCACCAAGTGCATAACCGCCACTTGCTAAAGACCAAACTGACTTCTCAGGCGCAGAGACGGGTGGGGCATATTGAAACACCGATTTGCTTGGATAGGCTGCTGCATAAAATTTCTGTTTTGCATTGTTATTCGTGGCGTCAAAGGCCTCGCGCTCTTCCTCTTTTTGCGCCATGTATGGGGCGTAATTTTCTGACCCTTCCAACATTGCACCAAAAACTAACAATGGCAAACCTCCTCGCCCAAACTTAGCAAGACGCCCCATTTTTGCCGTATTTGCCGCCGTAGAAATGCCGCCAGCCGCACCGGTTATGCCTGCGCCCTTACCCAACACATCACCAACACCAAGCCCTAAACCACCTTTCCCGCCCAATAATCGCAAAGACCCCGCCGCAGTAATAGCGGCAGCACTTAACGCCGCGACAACCGTGCCCGCGGTCACAATCTTGCCGGTTAAATCGGGATAAGATTTCGCATATTCGGCAATTTTCACGCTGACATCGCCAAGCGCGTCATTAAATCCCTTCATCCCTTCCATTTGGGCGAAATCTACGTTATTTTTCGCGTCTTCCACTTTGTAGCTGTTGGTGTCTTTAATCACCGCATGGGAGGTTTCCACTGCGCCTTCGCTTTTATCTAGGCTTTCTTTTACCTCTTTGCCCAAGCTCACGTTGTTACGGATACCCAATAACGCCATTAACGCTTGACGGTCGGAAATGATTTTCCCGATTGCTGTACCTTCTACCAAAGTTGTCATTTCGTCTAACAGTTTCGCTTGGTCTTCTTTCTTCGCGCCTTTGAGTTTCTTTTGTAATTCGCGGTATTTGTTATCTTGACCGATAACCTGATCCATAATGCTCATAAAGGCTTCAATGGAGTTCTTGCCTTTTTTCTTTTGGGCTTCCATAGATGCAAGAAAATCTACTCCATGTTCTTTTCCGTCTTTGCCTTTAATCTTTAAATTCTCAAAGCGTTCATTGGTTTCTTTGGACGTTAATTTAGCAAGAAAATTAACCACATTATTTCCCGCCTCGTCGGATGTTCCGGCAGTCACGCGCGCCTGTTGGTTCGCGACCAATAACGCCTCAAATCCCGCCATGCCTTTTAAGCCGGCAGATTTACCCGCCGCCATTTGTTGCGGCAACCAGCGCGCCATGTCCGCCAGTTCAAAGTTGCCCGCCTGACCTGCCGCCACGGCTTTATCTAACACTTCTCCGATTTGGTCTTCGCTGATGTCAAACTGTTGCATTGCCGAAATGGCGATTTTCGCCAAGTCGTCAGTGCTTGCGCCTGTTGCGGTTGCGCCTTTTTGTAAGGTTGGCAACAATTTCATGGCGGTATCGGCTTTTACTGCACCACTAGCAAGCATAGTATCCAATGCGCCTAAAGCGTCTTCCTTGGTTCCGCCGCCAATTTCTACCGCACTTTTTACGGCATTATTCAGTTCTGCTTTACCTGCAATGCGCCCCGCCGCAGAACGTTCGGCAAATGCGGTGTTAGCCGTCATCGCAAGAGAGCGGTCATAATCCATTTGTTTTTTCATGGGTTGCGCTAACACCATGCCCGCCGCCGTTCCGCCTGCAACCAAACCGGCAATACCACGTCCAATATTGCCCAAACGTTGCCCCATGGAGATTTTTCCCATTTCCGCATTTAGCTCCGCAATACGTCGCTTAGTTGCCACCGCCGCACGGTCTAATTCTCGACCGGAAGCAATACCACTGCGTTTTAATTGGTCGTATGCCGCACTGGTGCGGTTGATTTCATTTTGGATACTGCGTTCGCTACGCACGCCTAGCATTTCACGATTGCGTGCCGCTTGTTGGATTTGGCGGTAGCTTTGCTCCGTCACTTGTACCGTTTGACGCATCGCTCTTTGTTGCGTGGTGGCACTGCGTTGGGCTTGATTTTCGATATTCTTGGTTGATTTGCTAACACTGTTTTCCACGCGTTTCACTACACCACTGGCGTAGTCTTTCGCTTTGAGTGTTAAAGAGACATCCATATTTGCCATTTTTAAACCTTGTTTAAACGTTATTTAAAGCAATAAAAAAGGGGCATTACGCCCCCTTATTTTTACGACGCTTAAAAACATAGGACGTCGTAGTTTCATCGGTGTTGTGTTGGGTTTTCGCGCCTTGGCTCGCTAAATAGCTGTTAATCCATGCACTAACTTCGGCGTGGCACATATCCCAGACGGCTTGCGCGGTAAATCCAAACTTACCCAGTAAAATCGTTGCCGAGCGGTAGTTTTCATACGCCTGCCAAACCTCGCTGACATTGCGCCGTTTTACGCTTCGTTTGCCGTCTTTTGGTTTTCCGAAACGCCCATGCGCTTTTTTCGTAGTTGATTAATTTCATTGTTAATCAACACGTAATCATCAGTAGCAAGGTTATCCAGTAAGAATGCCGGAGTCACCGCCTCGCGCGGAATGCCATCAAACTCGACTTGTTGCGCCAAATACGCTAAATCAATCAGCATTTGTTCCGATGCGCTTAACGTTTCTTTTTCGCTTAACCCAAGGTCACTGATGACTTCCAACGCTTGGCATTCGCCCCCAACGGTAAGAATCTTGACTAACACGTCATGATGTAGCGTGCCGTTATACAGCACGCCAAGTTTCAAACGGGTTTTCATTATTCTTCAACCTTGTCTAACGCTACCATTTGCAAATCGCGCATTTCTTCGTTATCCACGGTATAACTTGTGCCTACTTCTGTGGTAAAGCAGTTGGTATAAGATGTGCGGGTTCCGTTTTCTTCTTCAACAACCACTTTCGCGTCATCCACATTATCCCAATCCGGTTCGGCACGGTTAAGTGGCACAGCAACAGTCAACGACAACGTATATTCGGTAATGCCTTTGGCAAAGCCTTTCACGCGCCCTTTACGGTTGATGGTCTTCACCGGCTTGCGACCGGTGGTAACACGCACATCTAACTTAGTTAAGTCAATTTCTTGACCATCCACTTCAACAATGCCTAAACTGGCAAATTCTTGGGCCATTTATGCCTCCTATAAAATCAAATCAACACGGTTAGCGACAATATGTAATCCGTTCACCACATCGGTCGGGATTACACAATCCAAGCGGTTTGGATCAACTCCATTGCGTTGTACCAACAATTTCGCTTTATGCTGCGCCACATTTTCCAAGATTTCTTCGTTTTCCAGGCGTAACAAAACGTCCAGAATTTCTGACCGCACTTTATCCGGTGTACGTGCAGATAATTTGGCACGTGGGAAACGCAACTCAATGCGCTGTTCAATCGCTTTGCGCGTATAGTCAAGCGTGCGGATGGTGGTTAAATCCAAATAGCTTGGGTCATCCGTATTGGTTGCCGACTTGGTGTAAGTGGTTATCGCACGCATAATGCGGACACGATGATTAACTACCGTAATCGGGGTTAAACCGTGATATAACGCCTGATTCGCTTCGGTCAATAACGGCGTTTGTGTCGGGTCAACTTCGGTCAAGCCTTTAATTTCAAGGGTGTTTAACGGACGTGCCGGGTCTTCTTCGCCTGCAATCACTGCGCCTAAACCTGCCGCAATTAAGGCATGAGATTCGACCGCACCTTTGTACCAACCACAAGTGATACGCTCGCTGTTGATTTTTTCGGTATAAGTTGTGCCGGTTGCCATTGACCCACGCCACGCTAACACACCGATAGCAGGTTTTTTCTCTAACGGAGCGGACACGGACTCTAAATGTTCGCGCAAGGCCTTGGCGTTTTTATCGTCCGCAAACGGCGAAATAATGACGTGGTAATGCGTACCGGCAACACTTGCTAATGCAGGGGCTAAATCCGCATTTTCTGCTCCGTTGGTAAATGCTGTGGCACTAATAGTCATATCTTTAGCCGTATTTGTTGCGGTCAAATTGATTTCATTGCCAATTTCGCCTTTACATTTTGCGGTTAAAGTAATCGTGCTCTCATTTACAGCTGATGTTACCGGGCAATCTGTGGCGCCGTTAATGATTGCATTCAAACGCGCTGCTACAGCATCGGATTTTTCGCCCGTTGCCACCGCCACTTTGTAATCAATACCGGCGATGGTTACTGTCATGACACCTTGGCTTGATGCAGTACCGGTTAAGGTTAAACTACCACTTGCAGCCACACCCGACGAACTATCCGATAAACCCATAACAGATAAACGGATGAGTGAGTTGTTAGTAATGGCCATGCGGGTCATCAAATGCGCCCATGAGCCATCACCAAATGCGGTTGCTGCATCAAGATCAGAATACACTCGCACGGGCTGGGTAAATGCGGTTGCCCCACCAATCATCGGCGCAACAATTAGCACTTCTTGTTCATTAGTTGGCAGCGTAGTCACTGCACCTTTGGCGTTGTATTCGGTATAAACACCCGGTTTGCGTAAGCTGTTCGGGATTTTTTCAAATTCAATATTAGTCATTGCCAGCACCTCTTTGCTTGCGGGTTGGTTGTACTTCGATTAAGTCGCCATCAGCGATTCTGCGCTGATAATAAACAGAATCATCCACTTCAACCGGCTCCTGCTCAATGTAGGCATACGGCTGATTTTCTAAAGGGACTTTCACCCCTAAAGCTGCTTTTACTTTCATGCTTTATCCTTTGTTTTTACACTAAATCCGACCTCGGCATTGTTGTTCGGCTCATATAATTTGCCGTCCACATGCTCAAGGATTGGCGACGCCGGGGAGAGTTCGGCCACATAATGGCTAAACACAAAATCAGGGTTAGCAGGGTCTTGTGTTTTTTCCGGATACAAGCCGTCTTCTAGTGGTGCAACATCATCAAATGCCGCCTCGTACTCAATGGCATACGCGGTGACTTTTTCAGTGCGAAACTGCGCATTGTTAAACAACGTCCGAATCGCCAGCGGTTTTAACGGCTTAACTAATCCGCCCAAGCGTTGCGTATCCAGCAAGCGGCGTACCGCATAAATCAACTGATTCGCACCAACCTCGCGTTTATCCACCCCGCCTTGTCGTGCAGCTTGGTTGCTGCGCAATGAGCGCACCGCCACAATGACCACAAATTTAGCAGAGGTGCGAAACGCTGTACCGCGCACTCCCATCGGCTCAATTCGCGCACCGCCGAACGTCACCAACACCATAGGCAAACGTCCCGTACCTAGGCTTTCGTCGTCCAGCTCACCACCGTAGCTTTTCACGGTATTGGCAAGTTGTCCCAAGCCACGTGTCAAGCGGTCAACCAGTGCATTTTCAATTTCGGTTATCACGGCCAAAAATCCTATTGTTCGGATTAGTAAACATCACCACATTGCCATCGCTTTGTTGGTCGTCTTCAATATCAATGCCGAGCGAAATCTTCCCAGCCGCCAAGTCCTCAAGCTCTTTTAAGCTCAATTTATAGCGCGTGATAATCTCGTCAGTAATCGTCACTTCCGACATGCTCGCCAAGCGATAGCGGGTAAGATCACAACAAATACGGGTGAGGTTTTGCGGGATTGTCGGCAACGGTAAGCGATAACGCGCACTTAAATAACCGTCGATTTGGCTTGTACTATCCGAAAGCGCAATGGTCAGCACGCTTTCATTTACCACACCTTCTCGGTCACGGTCGGTCAGTTGGATGGCCTGAAACTCTCCAATGCGTAAAACAAAATCTTTTACCGTTGCATACATGGTTTAATCCTCACACACCGGAACAAGCTCTAACCAAGGGTCTTCGGCCAAGGTTAAGGTCTGCTCAGCCGTTAAGTCATCGGCTGCGATGTAAACCTCATCAGTTTTGTTAAAGCGATAACCGCAACGCCCATAGGTTGCTTGTGGGTGGATTTCACGCAATTTAATCGAATAACCGATAGGCACAATCACTTGCCCTTCTTTATCGTCCGATTCATCGTGCTTTTCTATCGCACTTTCAGCGTTATCCGCACCGGTTTCGACTTGGGTTTGCGCTTGTGCTTCCGGTGTCGTTTGCACGTCTTGCGTTGCGTCGTCTTTTTGGTTTTTCTTAGCCATAATTAACTCCTAGGGCGGTTTCCCGCCCTGATTGGTTATTCGTTGATAAACGGAGAGGCAAGCACATCTAATTCATTTTCAAGAATGTTAGTTGTGCCGTTGATTTGTTTAGTTTTAAACAATTCTTTTGCCGCATACTCAAGGTTGGTCGGAACCAAAATTAAATTCGGCTGAATGTTTAATGCTTTGCCACCGTCACCTTTCAAGCCTTTCATGGTTTGGATGACTTTTTGCACGTTTTCTTTGGTTAATTTGGTTTTTTCCACGCGGTGGATAAGTTGCCAAAAACCGAAACCTGCTGCGCCACGTGCGCGCACACCCCACAAATATTCATCTTCCATGAATACGCGCTCGGATTTTGAAGGGTCAAATTTAGTTTCAATTTCCGGCGCAGTGCGTTTTTGCCAGATTAATGGTTTAATTGGTAATCTAGTGTCCAAAATGTAGAAGGTTGGCGCATCGTTATCCGTACCCACGGTTAAGTTAACTTGCGTGGTTTGGTTACCTGTACCATCCACTTTTTCAAAGACCGGGTGATCCGTATCGAAGAAATTCTGACCATCATAACAAAGAGTCGTCTTGCCTTTTTTCAACAAGCCAAACACTTCTTCGTCAGGCAATTCAGCGGCGGATTGACCAGCTAGGCGCACCATCGGCAAGTACATACCAACCTGATCATCTTCAATTTCTTCACGTGGGATACCCACAGTTGACTCAAATTTTTTGTTAGTAATGCTTGTGCCTTGCGCTTGCATACTTTGAATTTGACGTGTACCGACCCACTCACGCATCTTCGGAAATTTACCTAAAAATCCGTAAGTATTGGTTTTCGTTGTGGAAGGAATTTCCATGGCGATTTTCGCCCATTGAGTTGGGTGATTTTCTAAACCGGTTGCAAATTCTTTACGAAAGGCTTCGGTGATGTGGTTTAACACCTGTGCTTTATTGATTGACATTATTTAGTCTCCTTAGATTGAGTATATTTGAGGTAGTCAGCATCACTCATGCCAAGCATTTTTGCGGCGACTTGTTGTTCTGCGGTTAATGCCACAACATTGCCTTTATTCGGATCTTCGTTCGCTTGATGACCGCCTGCTAATGCGGCAATCGGTGCAGCTTTATCCAAATAACCGGTTAATGCTTCGATACTTAGGCTTTCCGCCCAATCTTTTAACGCAGGCGATAACTTGCCTTGCGACAAGGCGGCTTCAATTAATGCGCTTTTCTTGTCTTTATCAATGCTCGATTTCAACGCATTAAAATCAGCCTGTAATGCGGCGACCTGTTCCACTGGCACGAATTTAGCCGGGTCAGGTTTGCCGACCTGTGCAGTTAATGCCGCGACGGATTGTTCTTTTTCGGCTAACTTGGCATACACATCCAACACCGCCACTTGGCTGTCGCCTTTGGCGGCAGAAAGTGCGGTCACTTTTTCGGTAATTTCCGCTTCGCTGGCGTCAGCTTTCAAAGCAAACAACGCACACAAGGCTTCCACTAATTTTTTGTCCATTTCTGGCTTTTCCTTTTGTTGATTTAAAAGTTGCACACTGGCGGCAACCATCACTTCATCCATACCGTCTAAAGCGGGGTTATTTGTCAGTGCAGCGTGAAAGATTTTGCGAACATAACCATTCGTGTCATATGCAAACACGGCAGAGATATAACGATATTCGCCATTTTTGATGTATTCCGCGGCTTTGTCCGTCCAACGGACATCAGCAAAAATCCCTTGCGGGTTAAAATAGAGATATTCCATCCAACCTGCGCTAGGAGCCTCTTTGCCGTTTTGCTGCGAATGTAAGATTTGGTGTTCGTAGTCAATGGGTAGGGGATTTTTCTGACTGTTAGCTAATGCCACAACATCAGCCCCGTTAGTATCGGTTACATACCATGCCTCCACATCTGTCGGTCTGCCGTCAGTAGCTCTAAATTTGCCGTAAGGCAAAAGTTGGATGCGTCCATACTTCGCTTTGTCAATTTCAAAACTACAGGCTGCAAGGGTGAGTTTCATTCGTAAAAATCCTGAAAAGTTAATCTAGGATTCCAGAATAATGGATTGGTGGTAATGAAAAGAGGGGAGTGACTTCCTCACTCCCCTTAATATTGAATTTTTGAAAAAATAGATTTGATTGGTATCTTTTATCTTAAACCATTTTTAAAACCTTTTTAAATCCTTTTAAATCGTTTTAAAAAAATTCGTTCGATAAATCACCCCTGTTATCGTAAAAATGCAAATACGCGCGATTTAGAGCGGTTTTTGATTTTATTTAATCACACTCCGAAAATAGGCTTGCACATCATCTAAAATATCCTCCTCGTCCTGTGGCGTTAAAACGAGGAAAGGACGGGCAGGAATATCCACTTTTCTCCCACGTCCGGCTTTACCGCCAAACTGATGGATTGCCGCATAAGGCTCATTCGTACCAACCATGGCAATGCTATTATCATAATAGCTTGTGATACTGTTCATCAGATTTTCTGTATCAACTAGCGGTGTGCCTTGGCGATATTTCAGCCCTAACCACTTCGGACGGCCACCTACGTCAAAGTTTTGCAACACTGCCGATTCCATTGTGCCGGCGATACTACGCATTAGTGGCGTACGGTCTTGAGCGGCATTTGCTAGTTTATTTAGTATGGAGGCAATTTGTTGTGCATTATTAATTTCGATTTCTATCATAAGCGTTGCTTTTAAACATTAAGGGAGTTAATATGGTTAAACCTAAATGCACTTAGAAAAGCGATGAATCTCCCAGATCGCGGGCGATGAGGTGAAATAGACTCGGGACTGTGTGTAGGTGTGGGGAGCCCTACCTAAGTGCATTTTCTTTTTCCAACAACTTTTTCAATTCCTTATCTTTAATCCGTCGAAACGACAGCACGAAGATTTCTTTAGGTAATAATTTCACGACCAGCATTTTCCCTTGTCGAATAAAGGTGTATCTATCCTGATAATCTTTCGCTTGCAATAGGTGTTCAGGCGCATGAATCAAATCAGGTAAATCAGCATATTCATCCACGCCGAAATTCTGCCCATCACGGCTATTAAACTGCTTGATTAAGGTGTCATCTGATAGCCACACTGTGCCAGTGTTTGCCTTCATCAGTCCTTTATTTTCTGCGCTCAATATACCCGCGGCGAACCTGAAGTTTTTCGCTAAACCATCACGCACTTGTAACATTTGCTCGGCGGTGAGTTTTTTCCCTTCATGGCTAGATGATTGCTTAATTTCTGCCACCTGTTTCGCTAGCAAATTAAAATCATGAACAAATTCGCTTCCGCGCATCTCCACCTTGGCAAATTGGTGCGCCAGCTTTTCCGGGTAAAGATCCAAATTTGGCTTATAGTTCAATCGTCCTACATTGTAATCAAAGCCTTTATCCGTCACTCGTATCGTGCCGTCGGACAATTTAAAACCAATGGTTTTTTCACGATTTCCCGCTTTATCGGCAGGGCGTTCAACTTCGACTAAAAATTCAGAACTATCGTCCGGCTTATCCATGCCTCGGCGTTTTAAATCCCGTTCAGCAAGTGCAATCACTGAACAGCGACAATTAAACCCATTTGGGGGATAAAATGTCGTCCAAAATGGATCATCATAACGGTAAATCTTGCCATTTAATGCTAAGTGAGCAGGGCGGGTTCTTTCGTCACCTACGGCGGAATATTGCCAGTAGGGACGATTGTCCACATTATCCCGCATGCGTTGATAGCGTGCCACAGAATAAGCAGACTGCATATTCACTCGGTAAATCGTATTTAAACGGCGCGGCGTGCCGAAATACTCTCCGGTATTAGGGTCAGCCAATAAATTTCCATCTTTCCCACGGCTAATACTTTTATCCTTGCCAAATACCCAGCCCTTGCGTTCAAACTCCCCCAGTAGATCTTTTTTCCATTGATTAAATCCCTTGCCTTCTCGCATAGCGGTTTCCAATGACTGATAAATGTCTTTGGTTATTTCAAGACTAGACAAGCGCGCAATAGTCGTCGCACGGGCTAACGCGCTGTCTTGTAAGTCTTTCGCAAACACTTTTCCCGCCAGCATTTTCTTCTGGCGGAGAAATTCAATAGCTTCTGTCGGCTCCATGCCAATAGCAAATTTAGGTACGTTCGGCATTGGATGCCCCCAATAAATCCGACAAGAATAAGGCACTGGTTAAATAGCGTTCGTGGGCATCCGAGGTTAAATCCGGGTAAAGTTCCGCTAGTTTGTCACCGGCTTCTTCATAACTGTTACACGCAGACAATACCGCCACGGCTTTTTGCACCATCGGGTCTAATTGTTGGTTAAAGTCCACCTGTGTCATGCCACCATCTAACAAGCTATCCAGTAAATCTTGTTCCGTTGCGTCCTTATTGCCGGCAGACAACGCCACACGCGCGCCTTTACCAAGACACCCCGCGCACTGACAACCAACCACATGCGCCGAAAGTGCGGTTAGTTTTTCAGGCGTTTTTAATTCACTTTGAAACGGCTTTAAAACCGCTTCACCGTCTTGTGCTTCCGGGATGCCTAACTTGTCGCGCGTCCACTTTTCGGGGATTTGCACGCCAATGCTAACAAGTTTAGGGATGGCATCAGCAAAAGTGCTTAAATCATCGTATTTCTTAGTGTCAAACTCAAAGTATGGCACACGATGTAATGCAATATTCGGGTCAACGTTAATCTGCAAATAAGGCAGGATGATTTGCTGTGTGATGGTCTGTGCCACTTGTTTAGCGTCAGACACCAACAAATCACGACGCACTTCATTATGCACATTGCCCAATGCATTGGTGGAGCTTTTACCATCTGCACCGGAAGTAAGAGTTTGCCCTAAAATCAGGCGGGCGATGGATTTTTCACACCAGTCAACCATTTGCAAGAAAGGGTTATTTGCCGACCCAGCACCAGTATTTGCCGCATTATGCAATTCGATTGTCATAGAGTCAGGCATAATCCCTGCGGCATTATGTCCGATTTGTGCAAGTGCACGTAATAGTGTGCGTTTTTCCTCGTTTGTTGCCCCTGCGCCATATTTGCCAATACGAATCGGCATGCCGTAAAGTTCCAAAAACTCGGCAAAATCACGCACGGAATAATGCTTAAACATATAAAGCCACGCCAATGTGCGGAATAAGCCCATACGCGCCAGTTGCACCGAGCGGGACTTGTGCGAATGCACCACCCAGCCGAACTGTCTTAACGGCTCGCCCATGGTATTAGTTGGCGTTTTTAACAATAAATTGTCATTTTTATCTAACTTAAACCAAGACTGAGGACGCGGAATGAAGTTATAAGGGATATATTTTCCACTCTCCAATTTCCATTCTATTTCAAGTGCGGAAAAACCGTGTCCGACCGCATCCATCATATCCATAAGTAAGTTTTCAAAGTTTGGATATTGATAAAACAGCTCATCAATTTCGGTTTGGAGTTTTTCTTCTGCCGGTGTCGCATTACGTGGTTCAGCAATGCGCCAATCCAGCGTCAAAATCGCCCGCTTGCGCGTCTGAATATTCGCACCGATGGCACTGTCTTGTTCTTCGATGTCCATAAATAATTCGTGCTGCGCTGTAATATCGCCGTTTTCCGCGTCTTCTAAGATGCTTTTCAGCTTTGCCGGGGTAATGCGGTTGCTCGGGTGGTCGGATAAAACGCGCCCATTAGCCGTCACCATGGCTTCATCAGTTTGGGTTGGTTCCGCTTTTGTACTGACCAATGTTTTAATTTTTTCCCAAAATTTCATGTTTTATCCTCGCCAAATGCTATATAAATCATCTTCCGCATCAAAATCATCATGCCCCAAGTCTTCATCGTTTAAGCCTATCCACTCAATCGGGGCGGCGTTGGTGATGGCATTCTTCCACAACATTTCAAGTGCATCTGGGCCATCATCGTGGTCGGCTTTCGGAAAGTGGCGCAGTTGCGCAATCAAGGTCGCTTGTGTGCTGTGTAACAAAATCAAACCGTTCACCATGTGCGGTTGCAAGGATTCAATTCGGAGCATTTTGTCTGTGTTTGGCTTAATTGCGGTTGCCGGCACAGGGGCGCCACGTTGTGCCGAGCGCTTAACCAGTTCATCTTTTAAAAATTCCTGAAATTGCACGGTCTCAACAAACCAACGGTGGCATTTGTATTGCTGTTGGAAACGGATCACGTCTTCAATAATCAAATCCGGTAGGCGTTTTTTAACTTGCGCTTCGACTACGTACAATTTACCTGTGGCACGCTGATAACCACCCACTAAAATCGCCGATGGGTCACGGCTCGCGCCCGCTTTGCCGAGTGACGGGTCAACTGCACCGAAATAAATCAAATCGGACGGCAGTTCCGTCCAGTATTTAATGGCATTGGCAAAAATCGCGTCATCACTGCTTAACGGGTCATTTTGATATTCAGAATCAAAAGTTGCATGGCCATCACGGGCACGGATTTTCATCAGCGTAAGTAACGGACGTGCTGCCCAGCTCACTTCTGAGCCTTTATCCATTACTGCTTGATTGGCGTAATAAAAGGCGTCGGCGACTGCTTCGCCTTCGTTCAAGAAAAAATCTTCCCACTTGTCCCACAATGCCATGTCATCAGGCATTTTCTTTAAGGCTTTAAATTTGGCGGTTTTCCACGCCTTGGAGCTCAAAGTGCGGTTCAATACGCTGTCGTAATGCAGGATAGTTCCGATATACACCACGTCCAATTTATCGCCTGCCGCGCCCAATGGAAGTACGGTCTTTTTCAACCAGTCATGCAACTTATCACGCTGTTCTGCGCTGCGGACTTGTTCGTCATTCTCAATATCGTCTAACACAACAAGATCAGGACGATAAGCCCCGTGGCGTAAACCACGCAATTTCTTGCCCGAACCCGCCACCTGCACTTTCTGATTGGATTTTGTGATAATGGTTGCCGCTTGCCATACGCGACCTTGTCCTGCTACCTCCGGGAAGTCAATACGTAGTCGTTGGTTAAATTCCAATTCCACTTTGATTGCTTCCAACATTGGGTAGGCTTGGTCGATACTGTCCATCACAATCAGAGCATAGCGTTTTTGCTGTGTCACCAAGCAATAAAGCGTAAACAACTGTGACACCAACGTGGATTTCGCTTCACCACGGGGGGCGGCAGTTGCCATATTGATAGGTTTAGGTGCTTGTAATACGGCAGGGAGCTCAGCAAACAAATAATTATGCAAATCTGAACGTGATACCGAACGCACATAATGCGGGAAATAATGGGACACGAAATAATCGTAACCACTCACTGGGTCAAATACTTTTTTACGGCGTTCAACCACTGCTTCTGAGCTGTCATCCCAACCGTCAAAAGAGGCTTCGAGTTTTTGTCGCATACTATCTGCATAGGCGCGCAACTCATTTAAAAGTTCTTTATTCTTCATTTAAAAACACCGTAAAAATTGACCGCACTTTAATCGCTCACTAGTAAAGCCAAAAACACCCACCAGCCCCAACTTCCGCCATCTCTAGCGGAAAGGCATGCCATAATGACAAAAAAGAAACAAAGGAGATTCATTTGAACTCCTTGTCTAAGGTTTCAGCAAATCCGTTTAATAATTCTAGGAATTCTTGCAAAAGCTCAGGTTTATTCGCCTGTACGAAATCACCAAACATTTTGACGGTTTTAATTGCGGTCGCCATTTCTGACACTTCAGGCAATAACCGCTTACTGCTCGCCACCATTTTCGAGTAGCTATCACCTAAACCTTGGATCAGTTTAGCTTTATCGCTGACTGGCAACTCTTCCGCATGGCGCAATTCTTCCATGGTCTTTTCAAAGTAGATCACAAAAGTGGTGAGCATACCGCGCGCCACGTCTTCTACTTTACCACTTGCCATGGTGTTCGCATCACGCACCGTGTCCCAGTTGTCACCGCGTGCTTCCGCTTCTTTTTTCCAACGGCGCGCCGTGTTGTAGGACACTTTGGCTTTTTCCGCTGCTTGTTCTAACGTCAGGCAATCAAACACATAGTAACGGCGTACATACGCCTTGGTTTTTTCATCGTGCGCCATCATCAGCCCCCGAATTTCGCTTTGATGAGCTCAAAGCCAACCGACACCACTAAACCGCCTAAACCGCCCGCCATCACGGATTTAATGCCCAACTTATCCATGCGGGTTTCTAACATTTTTAAACGGGCGTCAATATCGTCCACGCGGTCGTCCAGCTTGTCGATTTTGCGACTAACTTCACGGGTTAAATCTAAAATTTGGTCTAACTTTTGGTTGGTTTTAGCTTGTTCGGCTTTCTGTTCCAACCGCTTTTGTTCTCTTGCCGACATTATTTATCCGCCTTCTTGTCGAGTTTTTCGGTGATTGAGTTAAGCTGCTTGGTGATGGCATCCAGTTTTTCCATCACGTTTTTGTTGACGATGTTAGAGACTTCTTTTGAGAGATAATCCCGCTTTACTTGGTCAACCTCATCATGTAATTGCTTAAACTCACCATCTAACCGTTTAAACCAAAGACCGATAAAAAATACCGCAATGGACACTAACGCGTTAAACACCATGATGCCGTTAATGTGTAGTTCCATTCTCGCCCCCACAGATTGCCCGCCATGTGTCGTTGTGTGCTTTAATTTGGCGTAAGGTTTCGGTAGTATCTTGACGACTGGCATAGATTTTGCCAAAGCCATCGCAAGCCGTATTAATTACGCAGGTCGCCTGATTCCCGCATGCTGTCAATAAGCTCGTCACGAGTACTGCTATTAGCGTTTTCTTCATTTTTTCTGCGCTCCTCTTGGTTATTCACACGGGTTTGTAATACTTGATTTTGTGTTTCGAGTTGTTTTTTAGCTTGCTCTAAAGTCGCCGTTTTAACTTTTGCCCGACGCCACATTACCCACAACAACAAAATGGCAGAGCTAAGAGCAGTCATAGCAATATGTAAGAGATTCATTTTTCACCTCATAAGCCTGGTCTTTGATACCTGTCATCGTCATCTTGACGTTGCCGTGGTTGATAGTTTTGATTGTTGTTATTGCGTTTATTTTTGGACTGATACGCCATCACCGCGCCTTTAGTTGCCGCACTGCCGCCGCAGAAAAACGCAAAATACAAATAGAGATCGGTCGCATTGTCACGACCGAGATAGACGGAATAGATAAGCACGCCCGCCAGCACTAAAAAGCCAAAGAATTGGATAAATCCCGTGGTACTGGCGCGCCCGTCATTGTTACTAAATAATTGAAAAAAGGTTTTCATTGGCACAATCTCAACATTAATGCCATTGCCGGTGTCGTTTTGCCCGCGCCTATATAACTCCACGCATTTTTACTGTAAAAGTGCGGTCGGTATTTGGTTTGTTTTCCTTTCGTACCAAACCAACTAAACATGCGCTTAAATACGCCTAAAAACTTAAACTTCATTGTCTTGTGCTCCATATCTCAAATTTTGTGCCACACGATTCACCCAGCCTTTGCCAAAACGGTCAAAGTTCTTTAATCGGGTGTAAAAATTAAGGCGTTCGCCGTTTAACACCATCAAGGTGTCTGATATTGGATTGTGATTGATGGCCTCAAGAGAGTATTTACCGATAATGCCGTCATCTAACACGCCAACTGCGCGCTGTAACATACGGCTCGCATTGCCAAAGCCGTGATTCACTGCCGCATCAAAAAATTGATACGCCACGGCATCAGGCATTTGCTCACAGTTGTAACGTAACCAAAATGCGCGGTAATAGATTTCGTAGGCTTGTTGACGTGTCATGGTTTTCATCGCGCCGGTATAGCCATTAGCTTGCGCGGTACGCTTAGTGACACCCCAATTGGTTTCGCCACCCGGGTCACGCGGGTCATTGACATAACCGCCCTCGTGTCCGATAAGTCGGTCAAAAATTTGTTGAAAAGATAAAGACATAAAAAATACCCTCAATCGTTGATATGATTGAGGGTATTCTGTGTTAAATGGGGTAGAATGAGTGGAGGAGGAGGTTCCACACACCCTGTAATTCTAAAATAAGGCAGCTTGTTGATATTGCGGATTTGAATGCGTACGCACAATCTCCCACGCTTGGCGATCGGAAAGACGATATTTAGGGCAAAGCTCAAGCATTGCCGTGCGTCCGCTTTTCTTTTCGGTTTGTGTGATAAAGTCAAAATCTGCTTTCAGGCGTTCGTTGCGCAACAGCCGCAAAGCCACTTCACAACGCGGAATATACACTTCCTCTGCCTGAAAATAATGACGCAATTTGACCGCACTTTCAAGCCCGATGAGTGCTTTTAGTCGCGGAAAATACACCGAGCCATCGGTAAACCGAAATGTCGCCCCACCAAATTGATTAATAATCTTCTCTACATCCGTAAACCCGACTAATTCCACCATTTCCAGCACGATTTCAGGCAGATAGTTGGCAACGCTTTCTAATTTTGACTGCATAACATTTCCCCTATGATGACCATTTCGGCGGATTATCACACGGAAATTTTAAAAAGCAGGGTTCTACAGGGGAAGATGTGAAAAAAAATCCCGCACGAGGCGGGATTTGGAGTTAATGTTTTGTCGTTTTCGGTTTTTTCGACTTTTTAGGAAAAATCCAGTATTCTCGACCATAATCTTTGGCATAAATTAAACGTCGTTCGCTCTTATCCTTGTTACGGGTATAGCGTGCCTCACAACGTGTAAAGCCTTCAATATCATCAAGTACGGATGTTTTTTCCGGTGTTTTTACGGATGTTTTTTCCATAGTTTTACCTATAAATGGAAAAACCCCTTGAAACAAACCAGCTTTTTACGTAAAATCTTACTCGACTTTTAGAAAGTCAAGAAAAATTTATACAACCCTGTGTTTATATACAAGGGGTCTTGTGTTGAATGGAATCACATGGTCATTGGTCGTGAGAATGTGATCCCGAATTATTAAGCCCAATCAGCTCAAACTGGCTGGGCTTCACTATATCTAGTGGTATAAAACAAATACACACACTAGATATTGTTATACTAGATCCTTTTTTAAACAAAAGCAAGCTTAAGTTATTGTTTTTGATCAAATTATCCAATATAAAGCCCATATAGCGACTTTTCCACGGATCCCAATCTTTTATACTAATGCAAAATAAAACGTAAATTTGACCCGTTTTAGGCGGTTATACGTGCATATTTATCCTTATTTGTTTATATTTGTTCGTTCCTGAACGTTTCAGAACATAAAAAAGCCCCAACTTAATCGATGGGGCTGAATAATTATTCATTGTTTTAGTTGCAACACTTGTGGCAGTAACTGTAATGCCATTTTCCACGCTTGTTCTGATTCATTCGGTGATAACGCTTTGCATTCCACATATTCATTGCCGTAATCGCCTGCATCCGTTTTATCCTGATTAACGATTAAAATCAGTTTTCGGAAAGCACACCCGGCGATAGGGTTCTTATCATGCCCGAAAGAACCTTCCTTCATTGCATAAGCCACATTACGCATAGTTTGATAATCACCGCTAAGGGCTTTTTGTAGTTCGTCTTTGGCTTTGTCAGTCATAGCAAGTGATGACAATGACACAGCAAACAGACCCAATAAAACTGCTATTTTTCTCATATTTTCTCCATTAAAAAAGGCTCCATAGGAGCCTTTAATTTACGCTTAATTTGTTGCTATGCAACTAATTTTTAGCTTTCTGTTTTCTTCGGCCATACACCGCCAACATTTGCACCACTTTTTTCAGTTGCCACACCTCCAGCCAATGCACAAAATTCACACCAAACGCCTTTTTGGCAATCCCGTCCGCATAACTCTGCGGCAAACTGTATTCGGTTAAAAGTGCGGTGATTTTTGCTAAATATTGCGCTTTGTCCGCCTTTGGTGCAGGGCGTTTGGGGGCATTCTTCGCGCTAAATACCACGCCTTTCGCTGTCATGGCGCGCAATACCTGCATCAGTTCGGCATCTGTCATCACCGTGCAACTGTGTTTGTCCACAGTATCCAACAAAAAGCGTTTATATTGGTCGTCAGTCATTTTCAGCATGCTTTTGCCAATATGGACTTTTTGGATCATCTGTTTACGGGTTTGTGGTTGCATTTTGTTCCTCTTTCCATGTTTTCCATATTAAATATTCCGGCATATTTTTTACAAATTCCAACTGACCGACAGTGGCATAGCGTTCAATGTATTGGATAGCTGCAATGCGCTTATCTTCCTCTAATCTCTCCGCATTTTTCACCGCACTTTTACCTTGCTCATTTCGCACAACGGCAAACAACGGTTTAGCCCCCTCATAGACTTTTTTAAGGTAGTTATGATTGGTTAGCGCTACCACATTTCGGGTTTCTCGGCGGTTTTTCATCACGCCACTAACGGTTTCTGTCAGTGCATGGGATAACAACGGACTCGGCTGATACATATCCAACACTTCTTGCATTAATTTTAATGCTCTTGAGTTAGATAACGCCGATTTTTCAGGGCGGAATAGGGCAATATAACTCACCAACGCACGGGCATTGTCGCCGCGTAAATTGGTGATAATCCCCAACATCTCACGCCCGGCATCATCTTCCAATAGCGCGTCCAAGTGGATGTCACTATGGCAAACCGGGCAACGGCATAATTTCACTTTAAAACTCCTTTAAACTAGGTTTAAAACACATTATTCAGCCCACTTAAATCCCCCTCTTTTGTAAAGAGGGGTTAGGGGATTTAATGGGCTGTAAATGGGTTTTAGTCGATTGGCGGTTGTGGCAGTGGTTGCCAATGTGAAACATCAATCACTACATTTGAAAGACCTATGTTGTCCAACTCCCAATATGGATGCATTAAATTGCCATCTACATCCACTCTATCGCCGTATAAATACCATCCGAAATCAACAAACCAATACACGCCATCCTCGGTATAATAAATTAAGTGTCGATTTCTCGAATTGCGTGATTCTTCACTTGTATCAAATGGTTTTGGCAACCGCTCAGAACACTTAATCCATCCATTGTTTTCGCTCATTATTTAATCTCCTCAAGTCCCAAATTTAAAGTTTTGTTGTAGTAGTTAAAAGCATTCTTAAATTGTCTTCTACTGTCATCACACCAATCTTCAGGAGAAACAGGCACAGTGTAAAGACCGTATAAAAAACCCCAGTGTACTTCGAGTTCCGGTGGCGTATTAATAAAAGCCCGCTTTTCCGCTTTTAGCGCTAATAAATCAGCAGTTTTTACCAGTTCTTTCATTTTGGCCGTCATCTTAATGCCAAATTGATTTTGAATAACCCGCTCAAATTCCTTCTCGATTAATTTATATTCTGGTAGTAAGTTTTTAAGCGGCGTTGGCACATCGCCTAAATAAGCTTCTTGTGCATCGTGCATTAATACCGCGAATACTGTTTCGTCATCTGCTTTCAGATACGATTTTGCAATCATTGCGGCGTAAACGCTGTGATCCAAAACTGAATAATGTCTATCTAATTTGCCACCAAAGCGCGGAATTCTTGCTAAATGATGAATAATGTCATCAATATGGATGTCGCTATTTTGTGGGTTAGCAAAGTCAATTAAACGGTTGCCATGTGTGATAAATATGCTCATTTTTATTTTCCTTGTAACATTAAAAATTCACTTTGTTTGATTTCCGTTAAACATTCCGGGATTTCCGGGAAGTCATCCCCACCAAAGCCTTCTGATTTAACCGGTATTGACACAATAAAGTGTCCACTTGCAACACCACATACAGACACATAACCAGTACGTTCTCCAAGCACCCAGCAAGTTAGTTTTAGTTTTCTAAGCATAAAATCATTAAAACTTCGGGATTCCTTGAGTATTTGTCCGATGGATTGGATTTTTGCATTAAACGCTTTACCAGCTTTGGTGCGATTGTTGCCGGTAATACTCACTTTTTTGTCTTCAATCAATTTGAATTTATATGTTTTATCTTCTTTAATTTTTTTAAATTCTGGGTTATTTTCGCTGCATACAATGCTCCATATAATATTTTCGTTTCCTTGCCAACACTCATAAAATGGGATAGTTGCAAAAATAGCATCCAACTTTTCGTCTCTTTGCTCGCGTTCTGATCGCCATTTTTGGTCTAGCGATTTAACCGGCTCAACATTTAACGTACATTTAAAATATCTAAATTCAGGTTTCATATTTACCCCTTTCTCCATTCGCCTTTAGGCATTATTTCGGTTATGTCAGCGTCTGCCCATTTTAAAAATTTAGTTACGCTAATTTTCGGATAATGCCGTCCATCTTTTACCGACGGACTGTCATATTGCAGCCCCTGGACGAACCCTTCTTTGTTGTCATAAATCATCCCAATCCAAAGGATTTGTCTATCTCCCAATAAACGGGGGAATCCGTATGTTTTAGGGCGTTTTGCCGAATAAACATGCCCAACTTTTAGGTCTTCTATTGTTAGCTCTGCCATACTCACTCCAACACTGGCGTAATCTTCCACGCCACACATTTCATTTCCCGACTTGCTGCCTGTAACAGCAACAAGCATCCTTTTTCGTCATCATCCAGCCACATTTCTTTCGCACCCTCTATTTGCTCCATAATCTGTGCTAGTTGCGCCGTGACGGCGGCTTTTTTTTCGCTCATACGCGCTCCTTAGTTGTTATTGCTAAAACTCATTATTCAGCGCACTTAAACCGTGCTTAAATGCGCTGTAAATGGGCTTTATCGACGACAGCAAACCAACATAATCACAATCAATGCAAAGCCTGCCCAACCCCATATACTCAGCAGTGTTATTAAGCGGTCATCCATTTTGCTTTTCCTCCGTTTGTTTCTTGCGTTTTGTTCGTGGGTGCCAGCGTTCACAAAATTCACCACGTGTTGTTGCCCAGTTTTGGTTTATTGGTTGTCTTGCAATTTCTGCCGCCTTAAACCAAAGCGTCGCGGCATAACTCAAATCCCCCGCACGTTCCACTTCAACGGCTAGCTCGGATAAGTCCTTGTAGGTCATTTCCATGGTCAATCCCGTCTAATTACGTCTAATATTTGAGTGTAATTGTCATGAGTTACGCTATCCGCCGTCACAATTGACCCGTTGACAAAATTAAATGTCAGTTTCAAGGTTCGATCTTCATTTTTTTCAGTTTTGATGATGGTCACTTGGTCCAAGTTAATTACATCCGGGTATTCGTTCTTACTTTTTAAACCTAAAAATTTCATTTTGAGCTCCTTAAACCCCCGCCACGTCCAGCGGAATCGGCACATACTTGTCGCTATCGCCAACACGTTCATATATCCGCACATACGCTTTACTGCTTACCACTTGCACGCTTTCGCTAATGGCTTGCATAGCGCGCAACCAGCGAGGGTCTTGGATTTCAACGCGGCGTAAGCCTAAAATACGTGACGTGTTCAGGTTGCCCTCTTTGTCCACGTTAAATGCCCGCTCAATCAAGGCTTTCAGCTCAGGGCGTGAGCCTTCGCTCCATTCGTTTAAGCATTCATCAATCAGCACTTTTGCCGCTTGAATGCGTTCGTCAAACTGCAAACTTTCATTGATGGCGCGTTGGATTTTGTAACGTCCGTCATAGCTAAATAGCGTCACATTTCCTTTATTTCCGCCCACTTTCGCGCCGTATTTCTCGGCGGAAAGCTCAATAAACGCACCGATGTCGCCAAAAACGCCATCTTTAAACACGCCAATGTCGCGGTTCAATGCTTTTGCTTTTGTTGCCCATGCTTGCACCAACTCGTCACGCTCTTTATCAATGTCACGCACAAGATTATCCGGTGTTAGTGCGCCTGTTGCGTCGCGCCAGTATGTTTTACCTTCAATCATCACTTTCATGTTTAAACCTCTTCTTTATCTAATTTGATTACAATCAATCTGTTGCCTTTGTTACGCTTTAGGATCGCTTCCGACCCCATCGCATACAGTGTTTTCTTTTGTATGTTAAATTTCTTTGCTAATTCATCCGCCGTGCCGTCGCCTAGATTCTCTTCTCCGCGATATACGGCGTAGATTTGACGATATTTCGGCATTCAACCCCCTTACCAATACACCATGACGCCTTGTTCATTTGCCACGTTTCGCACAATATGTACCCCATTTTTAAACGTGGTCATCTGTACACCTTTCGCCTGTAAACGACGGCTCGGATTTAAAATCACCATCTTTGGAAAACGGCCGTCTTTGCTTTCGACGATTTGCACGCCTTCACGTCTTAACGCATACGCTACGCGGTTCATTTGTTCGCTCATTTGGGTCTCCTTTTGATTAATGGATTAACATGCCGGCGTAAGAGTTGATTAACTTCTCGTCAATCTGCTTGCCGTGCATTTCGGCGACACGGATCACGCCGCGCATTAACTTGGTTAAACGGCGCGCATTGCCGTGGCTGGCTTTAAATAAAATGTCGTTAAATTCATCCGTACCTAAGCCGTTTTCTGCCAGTTTATGGATGTCGTCTTCGCTTAACTGGTTGCCCAAGTCGCAAGCCAAGCCAACTCGGCTATAAAGTTGCGCCAATTCGCCGTATTTACCTTTCAGGTTCACCAGTAGGCGAGGCATACCGGCAAGCACCACACCGCAACCGGTCAAGTCATGGATTCGGCGGATATATTCCAAACTTTTCGTGCTTAACAATTCCGCTTCATCCACAATAATTAATCGACCTTCGCCCAATTTTTCGGTGATACGATTAAACAATTCATGGTTTGCACCGGTTTCGTTGAGCCCCAACTGATGGCAGAGATTTTTTAGCAACACTTTCGGGCTACAACTTGGCTCAACTTCGATAAAAATCGTTTCTGGGTTTTGGCTGACATACTGTTTTAATGCCTTGGTTTTACCTAAGCCTGCCGCGCCATAAACCACGCTAATTTCCCCCTCTACGTGAGCGATATGCACCACATCAATGCAACGTTCTGCGGCGTAAGTCGACACAAATTCGCTGTTAAAATTGCGCTCAACGACTTTGTCTTTTTCGCGTTTGATTAAGCGATCCACCGCTTCGTCAATATCTTTGGTTACGCCTTTATAAATGCCTTTTAAATACTGGCTAATAACGGCATTAGATTTGCCGAGGGCTTTTGCCACTTGTGTTTGGGTTAGCCCTTTTTGTTCCATAAATCTTGCGAGTTGTTCTTTCATTTTCTTTCTCCAATTGTGTTTTGAATTAATTTTGTTACGGTGCAGAGTAAGTTGCCTTTCAGGCTATAAACTTCTAAAAAGTCTTTTTGAGGTCTTATCTCAAAAACTTTTCCTTCGTGTTTAATCAGCCGATAGGAAAAATAAGGTTCGCTGTGATATTGAATTTTCCCCTTGTGAACTCGTCGAATAATGCGGTCTTTCATTATTTAGCTCCTGCCATCTTGCGTTGTTGGCGTCTCATTTCGCTTGGCAATAACGGAATTTCTTCTTCGTCTTCAAAGTGGGTGACTTGTTTTGCGCGTAAGCCGTGTAACAGTTCTGCGCCTTGGTTGTGGGCGATACTGATGACCGGATTCAATTCCGCATTAATTTCGTCAAGTTGTTCTTGTTTCAATTTAGCGCGGCGTTGGTGTCTTTCTTGGCGAGATTTCTCAACAAAACTCATCGGGAATGCGTCACGCTTGTTGCCGTCTAAAATCGCTTCACAAATAAACGCGCCTGATTCGTCGCGAATAATGACCGCACTTGGGTTATGTATATCAATTGCCACCTGTACGCTTTTTCCGTCTACATCAAGCAGTTTTTGGCTGAAATATTCATTGTTGAAAACAGATACCCAACCGCGTTGTGCTTTGCGTAGTACGCTTGGACGGAATAAATCGCGTGCTTCAATCGGGGTAATCAACAACAACTCTGTGTCGGCTAATAATTCGCGACGTTTTTGTGCCGGTGTACAACCGATTTCACGGTGGATATGTTCGTTGTTGTACCAACGGATCCCTTCTTCCACCGCATCAATAAACTGTTTCCAGGTTGGCAATTTACCCACCGCCCAACGTTGTTTGTAGGTCAGTTCAGTGCGCCCTTGGCGAATTGCTTTATCAAGCGAAATCACTGCCGTAGATGTTTGTCGCACGGTGTCACGGTCTGCACCACGTCCGTGATAAGTTTCAAACTGGCGTGCAATGCGAATCGCTAAAGTTTGGTTCACCCGTTCAATAATCCCACGCCCTTGTGGGTTGCCCGGAATCCCTGTTTGGTGATTAATGCCCAAGCGGGGCAAAATCCCTGTAATATCCGCATCTAGCGTCCAGTTCTTTTCACCGCCACCGTTATCCGAATAATAGATAGCCGGTATGCCGTGGTTCTCAATCCCGTTTCGGATAGCGTCCGCAACGGCTAATGCGTTCTCTGCCAAACTGACCGACCAACCAACAATAAAGCGGCTAGGTGCGTCCATGACTAACGTCAATTCAGGAATAAAAGGGCGACCATGATCAGGGTGTTGCACTTTCATCTTCATGGAGTGGCCATCACCCACCCACACATCATTCGCTTTTAACACCGACCAATCGCGCTTAACGTAAGTGTTTAAGGCGCGCAGGCTTGCACCTGTTTTACGACCGATTTCACGGATATGACGTGGCAGTTTGGATAATCCGCGACGCACTCTGTCAAGGCTTGGCAACCGAGCCATCATTAACGGCTGGTCAGCATAGTGCACCTGCCAGTGCGCTTTAAAAATGGCATAAGCCTCGGTGACATTTACGCCGTTAGTGTTGCGATAAGCCACCAAAAAATCAGGTAACCACGCCAATTCTTCCAACTTTTGCGCTTGACGTTGACCCGGTGCCAACGCACGCAATCTTTCTTCGGCTGTTTTGCATTTGTGATAATCAATCACCCACTGATTAAGGGTTCTTGGTGATAACACACGGCCGCAGTTATTGCCGTTTTTGCTGTTAGCCTTGGAGACTAACGCCATCAAATCTTCCGAAATTTCACCGCACTTTGCCGCATTGCATAGGTGGGTAATGGCTTTGATTCGGCTTTGCACCTGTTCCAACTCGCCTACATAAGCCACTAAAGCCATACGTGCGTCAGCGATTTCGTGCTGTTTGGTGGTGAGGTCGGCAAGGTTCAGATTTTTAACCGTTGGGAGTTGTTTTGGTTTACTTATCACCGCAACAGCAAAACGATCTCTGATTGCGGTTTGTACATCTTCCGGCATAGTAGAAACTGCATATTCAACACCGCCACCTTTACCAACTCTTTTTTGAGTTGCCCAACCATTCTTCTTAGCTTGATAAATAATTCCTTGCACAGAATTAGGTAAACAGGATAAACTTAAATTAAGTAGTTCCTTGGCTGAGTAGTGTGTTTTTAGGTTGTCGTTTCTCATAAATAACCTCAAAACTATCTATCTGCGTATTTTTTATGGTTACGTTGCTCATAACGTGATGCCCAAATAACTTCAGCAGGAACGCCAATGGCTTCAGCTATAATGCGTTCACCTTTGAGCCAAGGACGGTCTAGCGCGTTTTTTAATGTGCTACCGTTGCTATAACCATGCTTTAAAGATAGTTGGCGCAATGACCAACCTTTTTTTGCTAGTGCAGCTTTGATATCTTCTCGATGCCAATCAATAGCTGTTTTTTTAGTTTCCAT